AAAGAAAACTCTTGAGACAATTGATCCAAGAAGAATGTTCAATCAGTCTGGATTATTAACTTCATTATTTCCATCACTTAAAGCATACAAGGCAGATTCTAGTAAAAGTAAGGTTGGTGATGCGTCTAAAGAATTATCTGCTTCTACTGCACCTATTTTAGAACAAGTTGTAACAAAATTAGATGGTTTAGATGTGACTATGCGCCTTGTTGCAAAAAATACAATGACAATGCCAGGTATGTCCCGTGATATGAATATCATGCGACAAAATATAGGAAAACTTGTAAAACTTCAAGGTGGAAAAGCTTCAACCAGAGCTGATAATTTTTTTCTTAGAGCATTTGAAAGAGAAAAGGCAACAGAAGCAGAAATACAAGCTGCAAAAGACAAACGAGCAGCGGGTAAAGCAACGCCAACAAAAGAAGGAACTAAAAAAGAAGATGGTGGTTTTTTAAACACATTATTTGCACCATTAATGGCATCTTTAGCTCCATTAATTACATCTATTAAAAATTTTGGTACTGGATTGGCAGAAGTGTTAGGAATTTCTAAGTTCTTGACAGGCGAAATGGGACTTCTTAGAGCAGCAATAACAGCAATACTGTCACCAATAGGATTGATGACTTTGGCAATTGGAGGTTTAGCATATCTTTTAATGAAATTTGATTCTAGGGAAAAACAATTTTTGGATGAATCTGGAAATGTTCCTGGAGGGATGACTCCTGATATGAATCCTGGGGTGCAAATGGCACCAAATCCAGAACCTGAACCTGGTCAAGCAAGCTCTCTGAACCCTACTGCTGGTATAGATTCAGATGGTTCTTATGCAAGAGCTGAAATGGCAAAACTTCTAAGACAAGGAACATCACCAACATCAGTTTCTGGGACCGCAACTTCTTCTACAAGTCCAACACAAGTTCCAAAAAAATCTGTTACATCTGGCTCTGATGGTGAACTTTTAGATTTTATTGCTGCTAAAGAATCCCGTGGAGATTATAATATGGTATATGGCCAAGGTTCTGTTCCTGGTCTATCTGATATGACAATTGCACAAGTTTTAGAATATCAGAATCAACTTATTGCTCAAGGGCAAAAAAGTGCAGCTGTTGGTCGTTATCAATTTATTAGAAGCACATTAGCTGAAGAAGCAAAAGCAGCTGGCATTGACATTAACAAAGAAAAATTTACGCCAGAAATGCAAGATCGACTTATTCTCAATCGTTTGAACAGAATTCGTGGTTTAGATAAGTTCAAAAAAGGTGAAATAACTGCACAACAATTTGCTGAAAACTTATCTATGGAGTTTGCCTCTTTACCATCTCCAATTAAAGGTGGAGGAACAAAATCATATTATGAAGGTATTGCTGGCAATAAATCATTAACAGGAATAGATAATGTTTATGCTGCAATTCAAAGTTCTAAACAACCATCTGGCGTTGCTGTTGCTTCAGCTTCATCGACAGTAGATTCTGCCAGAATGGCTGCTATGACACCAGCTTCTATAATTCCTGCCATGACCAACTTAGCAACACCAAAAGCACCAAGTTTACAAAAACAACAACTGAATATTCCAACTACAATCGATACTGATTTGTTTGATGGATTAGTTGCCAGAGTTTCTGAGTACGCATAAAAAACCCCGGCACTAGGCCGGGGTAGCACTTGCATGGCATGGGTTAAGAATCAGTTAGATTCCGCAAGGGATTTAAAATAATCTAAATCGTCATCATCTGTTGAGACATTATCAAGTATCGATGTGTCACTCTCTTTAATTGAAGAAACAGAATCAGCAGCATTAGATTTAATTGTTGCTGGTGCACCATCAAATCCAAGAACTTTGTTTAAACGAGTTTTTAACTGTTCGTATGATTTGAATTGTTTTCTTTCACCAAATTCTTTAAGAGAAAATTCTTTCTTCCAAAGATCTTCAAGTTTGTCATCATCACCATCAAAGAGTGCGGATTTATCTGCAAACTCTGATTTATCATAATTACGATAGCCTTCAACATTACGAATCTTCAACTTGAAGTTAGCACCTTCCCATAAATCAAATGGGTTAACAGGTGTTTCATCAGCAAACTCAGGATTCATTGCCTCTGTAATCTTATCGAAAATCTTTTTACCAAATTTAAACAAACGAATTTGACCTTCGTTTTGTGTATTACTTGGATCAGAGATTACAAGAATATTAGCAACATAAGATAGTTTGCGTTTTTGTTTACGAGCAATATCTTTGTTTGCTTCAATGCCAGAATTCCATAATGTATTGTTGTGTTCACAAACTGGACATTTTTCGTTGAGTGTGGTCAAACAGTTATCAATGAACCATCCACCAGGTCCTTGAAATCCATGTGAAAAGACACGAACCCATGGAAGGGCATCATCACCATCAACCTGAGGTGCAGGCAGAAAACGAATAACAGCCATGCCGTTACCTGCCTTGTCTACTTCTGGTTGCCAAAAACGGGTATCGTCTTTAGAACCACTTTCAGCGGTTTGTGTGGTTGCTTCTACTGCTTTGGAGAGTTTAGCGAAATCAGAACGATTGCGCTTTAGGTTTGCAAAACTACTCATTGTACTTCCTTTCGTATAAACGGTATATAAACGATGTATGAACGACTTATCCACATAAACATAATATCATTTATTTAGTATAATTTCAAGTTCTTTTAAGGTAGAATTAATATTTTTATGAAGTATGCCATGGCCACCAGCTTGAGTAAAATATTTAATTACATCGTCAGTATCATCAATTAACAAAGTCTCTGGTGTTGCGTATTGTGCTTTTTCTTTACGACCTGTTACAATATTGGCTTTATAATTCATTCCGTTTTTATGTAACCACTTAATCTTTTGTGCGGTAACTTCGCCATGAAATCTTTTACCGCCAGCAGAAGAAAGAATTTCAATTGGCAAATTTGTTTTTCGAACCGCATCTAATAATTTATGGCCACCAGGAAACCAATCTAATTTTTCAAATCCCTTTTTGTTTAGAATGAAATCTTCCCAATCTTTAGACCATTCTTTACGATCTCTTTTAGCCAAAGACAGGAAACCATAGTATTCTATGAACTTCTTTTCAAAATCTGCAAGAACACCATCCATATCAAGGTAAATCTTCTTAATCATTTAATACCTTTTTTAATAATAATTTATATCTTATCACATCTTGTGGAACAAATGGGGAATATTTAATAATTTTAGATTGCCATATTGGCCATATAATCGTATCAGTAATCTTTGTTTTCCATACTGGCAAAAAATTTAAAATTAAATTTAAAATACATACAGATTCAATTTCTACTTCTTTACGCATTATTTTTTTTAAAAGAACAGGATGATCGCCATTTGTCACTTTGAGAATATCGTTTGGATCAGTTTTATGTTCAAATAATTTTCGACAGTCATTCTCAAAGGTGTATGAAAGTGATTGCAGCACCTTTTGTCTTTTTTTGAAAGAAATTTCTGCCTCTTCTGTCAATAAATTACCTATCCAAACATTTTCACTATCAATAAAATTTGCAACAAGAAATGCTACACAATCATCTTTATCTGTAAATTTTCTAGACAATTTCGTGAAATGCCATTTGTCTTTACGATTTTCAAATGATTGAATCGTTATTCTACTTTTACCTTGATATTTAAAATAATCGTAAGAATCTTGGGTAAAGTGTAGTTTTAAAGATTGATATAAACAAAATACTTCATATGCTGTCATAAAATCACAATTGTATAGTTTTACTTTCAGGTATAGGAAAATAATTAGAGGTTATTTGTCTGAAGAAAAATACCTGAGTCAATCTTGGCTCACTTCCAAAAAATTCAAGACTTGATTGCGTATGATAATTAGTAGCATCATACGCAATTAATCGATTGAAAATATTTTTATAAATTATAGTTTCTTCAAATTGCTCATTATTTTCTTTTCTTTTGTCATTTAATAATTCTTTATTTAAATTTGTATTCGTAAACATTGCATTTTTGTATTCGACATTTATTGGTTTATTTGCTATTTCTTTTGGCCTAAAAATTGTTGTTCCACAATTAGAATCAATACTTTCATTCAAATAAACAAGACCCGCTAAAAAAGAATTTTCATCCGTATGAACCCATCCAGATTCA